CCGACAATCATCGATTACATCGTCGCATGTGACGACAAGATGCGAAAGCCGCTGGAGATTCTCGGCCGTCCGATCATCGCGCCTCGTCACTGGGCCGATTACCGAGTGCTGCATCAGCCTGTATCGAACTCGGCAGCGCTCGGGTGTGTTGCTGCGTGGGCGATGGGGTGCGCGCCGATCATCGTGGTGGGTGTCGAGCTATTCGCGGGCGACACCTACTTTCACGATCCGAAGGCGAAGTCTAGCGGGAAGACCGCAACGCTTGAGCAACATCTGCGCCGCTGGTCAGCGCTAACGGACTGCGCGCCGCACGCAATGATCCGCGCGGTGAGCGGGCCGCTGCTCAAACTATTTCGCGCCGTTGATCCGCTTGAACCGCTTGAACCGATCGCCAGCATTGCCGACATTCTCAATGTCGTGCGCGGGGTCAAGGTCGAGATTACCGCAGACACGCCTTGGCACGGGACCTCTTACAAGCGCGGCGAAGTGGTGGAGACCCGCAAGAGCGAAGCCGGAATCATGATTGCACAGAGAGTCGCGCGCCGCTACCAGGGGGCGCCGACATGCGCATGATCGGCTTCTCTGGTGAGAACACATCGCAGAATCAGGACGAGCTGCGCAAGTTCATTCGCATTCTGCAGGCGGCGCATGTCACGAGCTATCTGGAAATTGGCGCGCGGCATGGCGACACGTTCCACCAAATCATGCTCTCGTTGTCGGAAGGCTCGCGCGGCGTGGCCGTAGATTTGCCGGATGCGCAATGGGGAATGGTCGGCAGCGAGGATGCGCTGCTGCGCTGTACGCGCGATCTAAATGAGCGCGGTTACTTTGTAGAGGCGATCTTCGGCGACTCTCATAGCGACGTGGTCAGAAATGAAGTCGAGCGCCATGGTCCATATGACGCTTGCTTGATCGATGCCGATCACCGCTTCGCACCAGCCGCACAGGATTTCCTCGCTTACGCCGTCATGGCGAAGCTCGTCGCGCTGCACGATATCGACGGGCATGGGGTGCGCAGTCACCGATCTGGTGAACCAATCGAGATCCCGAAACTATGGAAGTTGGCGCGCATCAGTGCCGGAGTAGGGCGTTCCAAGGCCATCATCGGAAAAAAGCGCGGCATGGGCATCGGCGTCATGTGGATGCGCGAGGGGCAGCGGCCATTGGCATAGGGGACGAAATCATGGCGGCCGGAATCGCCGAGCGCATCCGGCGCACGCGCGGGCAGCGTGTCGTCATCAAGGACGTTCGCGGGCAGCCGCGCTGGCATTCGTTGTGGGACGGCAACCCGGCAATTGTGCGGCCCGGTGAGCCGCGCGGACGCGAAGGCTTTGCCTACATTGTGAACTGCAAAGGCATTCGCCCGCACATCGTCGAACATCGCAAAGAGCGGTTCGTGTTCAACGAGAACTTCCGCGCCGAGCGCGCGCGCATCTATCTAGCCGACGCCGAGAAAGCGATCGGCGCGATCCACGCTGGGCAGATCATCATCGAACCGAACGTGCCATCGAACAAACCGAACAAGCAATGGGGCCGCGAGCGCTGGGCGCAATTGGTCGAACTTATGCACGCCGATGGCATCGAGCCGGTGCAGCTTGGCGCCAGGTCAGTGAATGTCGTCACCGGCGCTCGGCACATCGTGACCGAATTATTTCGCGAGGCGTGCGCAATCCTCTCGACGGCACGCGCGGCCGTATTACCCGAGGGCGGTCTGCATCACGCGGCAGCGGCGTTGAACGTGCCGGCCGTTGTGCTCTTCGGCGGATTCATCGAGCCGCGCCTCACCGGCTACACAATGCACCGCAACGTGTTCACTGGCCAGAACGGGCACTGCGGCAACCGTAAGCCATGCGCGCACTGTGCGGAGGCGTGGGAGGCGATCTCGCCGGCGATGGTCTACGGGCAGATTCGGATGATTCTGCAGGAACGGAGGGCGGCATGATCGAATGCGGCGGCGTGTATTTACCAGACGGCGAGACGCACCTTGTCGAATGGATGCGAAACGACAAGCACGCGCGCGAGGTCGATGACAAGCTCACGTATCAATATCACAAGCTCGAAGCCGCGCTTGGCTACGTGCGCAACTGGCGCACCGCGGTAGACGTCGGCTCGCACTGCGGACTCTGGGCGATGCACTTGGTTAAGAAGTTCGCCTATGTCCATGCCTTCGAGCCGGTCGCTTCGCACCGCGGCTGTTATCTCGCCAACGTGCACGGCGACAACTCCTATCTGCATCCGTGTGCGCTCGGCGCCGAAAAGAAGTACGTCGGCATCCATACCGCGCCGACAAGCTCTGGCGACTCGTGGGTGATACCAGAGGGCGACATAGAGATGCGCTGCCTCGACGAGTTCGCGCTTGATGACGTCGACTTTATCAAACTGGATACCGAGGGGCACGAGCTTCTTGCGTTGCGCGGGGGCGAGGAAACGCTCAAGCGCTGCAAGCCGTGCGTCATCGTCGAGCAGAAGAAAGGTCATGCGCAGCGGTTCGGGTTGCCAGAAACTGGGGCCGTCGATTACCTGCTATCGCTCGGTGCAAAGCTGCGGCTCACGATCAGCGGCGACTACGTATTGAGCTGGGACGCGTGAATATCGTGGCCTACACCGTCGCCCATGGCAATAGCACCCGCGTGTTGCCGCATTTGGCTCGAGCTGTGAAGGCCAAGATCGTGCCGTTGCCAGCAGACAAGGCGATCGAACTGCGCGATGGCGGCATGATGACCTACGGCGAAGAGCGCGGCTTGCGCTTCATGCTCGATCGCGTCATCGCGGAAAAACGCGATTGGGTCTACATCGACAACGGATATTTCAAGTGGGGGCACTTCGCCGGCTACTACCGCGTGACGCATAACCGCTACATGGTCGACGGCACCGAGCGGGGAAGCGAGCGGCGCTGGCGTCGTCTCGGCCTCACGATCAAGCCATGGCGTAAGGGCGGGTCGTTCGTGCTGGTGTGTCCACCGCCTGCGCGCTTTGCGCATTTACGAAAGTTCGACGAGAAGACCTGGCTGACTAACGTGCTCGCGACGTTGAAAGCAAACACCGATCGCGAGATCAAGGTCCGCGAGAAACCGAGCAAGCGGGAGATTCGTGTTTGCCCGATAGAGAAAGCGCTCGCCGGCGCTCATGCGCTCGTGTGCCATTCGAGCAACGCCGCGGCCGAAGCGCTGATCGAAGGCTATCCGGTGTTTTGCACCGATCCGTGCTCCTCGTCCATCCTCGCGGAATCGGATGTGTCGAAGATCGAATCGCCTCGCTATCCCGATGGGCGCGAGGCGTGGGCGCAGGCGCTTGCAGCGAATCAGTGGACCATAGGCGAGATGAAGGACGGCACGTGCTGGCGGGAGATTATGCAATGAAGCGCGTTGCCGTTCGCATTCGAGGCAGTGTCGCGCATGAGCGCACGCTGCTGTCGAGCTTCGCGCACAGCGTGAATGTGGCCGGCGATCATGCCGACGTCGCAAAACGCTCGGAGGTTCCGAGGCTCGGTAGCGTTGATGCGATCGCGTGCTGGGGCTGGCGGCAAGGCTCCGCGTATCGCAAGCTCGGCTTTAACGTGCTGGTATTCGAGCGCGGATTCGTCGCCGATCGCTTCCACTGGACGAGCGTCGGATTGAACGGCCTAAACGGCCGCGCGACGTTTTCGAAAGTCGATGATGGCGGCAAGCGCTGGGATGAGCACTTCGCGCCGCTCATGCGACCGTGGCGTGAACCGGCGGACGGATACACGCTGCTCATGGGTCAGGTGCCATCCGATACCGCGGTACGAGAAGTTTCGTTCGTTGAATGGCTGCACACGACGGCGCGTACGCTCGCGTCGAATGGTGAACGCGTGGCCTATCGCGCGCATCCGCTGGCGCCTCAGGTGCGCTGTCCGAATACGGCCTTGCTGCGTGGCGATATCAACAAGGCACTTTCCGGTGCAAGGCGTGTTGTCACCTACAACAGCAATTCTGGGGTCGACTCGATTATGGCCGGCGTGCCGACCGTTGCGGTAGATCAGGGATCGATGGCTTATCCAGTGGCAACGCACGCGCCGCTCGATGAACCGATCACCCCAGACCGTACCGAGTGGGCGCATGCGATCGCGTGGGCTCAGTGGTTACCGAAGGAGTTTGAAACAGGCGAAGCATGGTCACGCCTGCGTGAATTAATTTAACCGAGAAGGAGAAGCAAAATGCCGTTTCCTGCACGTGGTGAGAATGTAAAGCTGGGCAAAGGGTCGCTCCTGCTCGATTTGAACGATGCGGCCGGAGTTCCGATCGGTCTGGACTTCACCGGAAATGCCACGGGAGCCGGACTCACGTGGAATATCACGACCGTGGAACTCTACAGCTCGACAGAGAGAAGCGCCGGTCTTGTCGACCGAGCGCGTACCCGCGCGGGCTTGACGTTCAATGCCACAGGCATGAACGAATTCACCGTTATGAACCTGAAACTCTGGCTTCTAGCGGACGAGTCTGCGGCCAATCAGGCGATCGGAACTGGCGACACGGCGAACCTGACCGGCGTCACAGTCGGGAAGTACTACGAGGTCGGCGCTCGACGGATCACGAGCGTGGTGGTCACCGATGGATCGGATGTTCTGACGCTCAACACCGACTATGAACTCAACGCAGAGTTTGGCGTTGTCCACATTCTCCCGGGCGGCGCCGTAGTCGACGGCGAGGATTTGGTCGTGACGTTCAACAAGCCCGAGTTGACCATAACGAAGCTGCGCATCGGTACGCAATCGCAACAGATCGCGCGCTTGGTCTACCTGTCCGATGATGCAAATAGCGCCGGCAACTCCTCCAAGGACCGCTTGGAATTGTGGAAGGTTGACGTCGCGCCAGAGGGTGACTTGCAACTGATTTCGGATGAGTACGGTGCTTTCACTTTGACCATGGCGGTGCTAACGGATGGCGCAAACCATCCCGATGATCCCTACGGCACGCTTGATCGGATCGAAGCGTGACCGATCTTTATGTAGTTACCCGCGACCCTGGATCGCTCGTCGTATTGGGCGGGCGGTCCTTTCACGTGATCGACTTCGACCGGCGCATCGTGCTGCAGGATCATTACCTGATGGCGCTTATTGCGGCGATCGGGGCCGACAAGGTAATGCCGATGGATGGCGAGGGTGATGTCGAGTGGGTGGTTCGCCTGCAAGCGCGCATCACGGATAGCGGTCGGGCCCATGAGCTGATCGCAGGCTATCTCCTACCGGAAGGCGTCACCCAAACCGACTGGACGCGCGAGAGCGCTAAAGAAGTCGCCAAGCACATCGGCAAGTGCAACACCGACGAGGATAGAGCGCTAGTCCATCAACTGGCGATCGAGGTCGCGCTCGGTTTTTTCGTGCACGGGCTCGCCTTGTGGAAGCGTTCCCAAAGGCTTTTAGAAAGCGCACCGGACGCGACGAACGGGGCAGCCCTGCACTAGACGCAATTGATTGTGGAGACTGGACGCCGATGGTTCGCACGATCGCAGGACACGACTACCAGGCCGCGCAAGCAGTCATGCGCTGGCCGCTGGTCGAGCTGCTGCATGCGTACCTGCATCGGTTGAGGCAGCAAGCGCTAGAGGATTACAAGCACCGGCTGTTGATGTGGGCGTCGAACGTGGCGCACCGCAAGGACAAGAAAGCGCCGGACCCGCCGTCGATATTGGACCCGTAGAAAATGGCTGAGCAGGATCTGAGAGTCCAACTTAGACCGTTTGGTCTAAAATCGGTCATCGACGCTTTGCGCCAGGTCAAGGGCGAGGCGAACCGTACGGCGAAGGACACGACATCGGTCTTCGGTCGGTTGCGCGCTGGCATCAGCCGATCCTTCTCGCGCGACTTCGGCTCATTGATTCCAACGGTAGGATTCGTCGCCGCGTCCACCGCGATCATCGGCCTCGTCAAGCACGTCACCGATTTCTCGGACCAGATGGGTGAGGCGGCGACGCGCGTGGGATCGAGCGTCGAGAACTTCAGTGCGATGTCATTTGGCGCGCGCATGGCTGGTGTAGAGGTCGAGCAGTTCGAGAGGTCCCTGCTTCGAGCTGCTCGCAGCGTCTCGGAGTTCCGCCAAGGCGGCGGCGCGGCGGCGGAGACCTTTACCGAACTCGGCCTATCGGCGCGTGACTTTGCAGGAAAGGACACCGTCGAATCGTTCGAGCTCATTGCGCGGAAAATAGGTGCGCTACCAGCGGGCATGGACAAGACGCGCGCGGCCTTCGAGTTGCTCGGAAGGGCGGGCGCTAGGAATATCCCGCTGTTGAACGACATCGCGCAGAAAGGATTCGCGCAGATTCGCGCGGAAGCCGAATCCTTAGGAGCGTTGGTGCGTGGCGAGACCGCAGAAGCCGCGGCGCAGTTCAACGACAACATGGACCGCATCAAGATCGCCGGTGCCGGTGTTGCGAAGTCGTTCATAAATCCGTTCTTGCCGGCTCTAACGGAAGTGGCTCGCGCGATCGCTGAAGCCGCTAAGCAGGGCGGGATTCTTACCGGAATCTGGGTGGGCCTTGGCGGTGCTGCGGCTGTGGCGCTGGGGAA